GCAGCTTGAAGCAGCACTTACGCAGGTTCGCCAATTCGAAGACGGGATATGGGATCGACGCATGATTGACCCATCGGCGTGGTACGCACGGCTGTCAATGGACAACGTACTAGCGATCACGAAACTTGCATCGACTGATCCAGTCGCAGAAGGTTTTGTTGACGCATTAAAGGACTCACGGCAACTACGGAAAGACGATCCAGCGTACCGAATGAGTCTCGATCATCCCAACGCACAACAGGGAGTCGCGTACATGCAGGCAAATGGCGTATTTACGAAAGAGCAGGCCGATACTTTACTCGCGGACTCACGAAGGGACGAACAATAATGGCAGCAACCCACCTCGGCGTGACGGGCCAAACGTACTACGCAAAGCTGGTAGGTAGCAGCGTATCGCCGTGGTCCACAGGTATCGTTGCGTTTGTCGAATCGTCACAGTTAGGCGTTTTTGCGGCGGCGACGGATGACACGTTATCCTATGTGGTGTATCTGCAAGCGGGCGGAAGTCCTGCTTCGTCGGATGAGATCGATGCGTTGGTTCCTGGTGCGAGTCTACCTCCATCATTTTACCAAGCCGCTCCCGTCGTCCAGCGATCCACGGACGACGTTGACGAGATTCGATTTGCGTGGCCTGTTACCGGGGCGACAATCACGGGGCAAGTATCAAAAGGCGGTGCCGCGTTTGGTGCGGTTGCAGGTGCAATCTCGTTCTTAAGGACTGAAGCCGGGAACCATATCTACCAGATTGCGTACAACGCGGCGGACAGGCAGGAAGGGTCAGTGCGATACCTGTTTACGGATGGCACGTATACGCGAGCGGTTAATCTGGAAGTGTTCGGGGCGGTGGCGGGTGGTGGGAGTGGTGATGTATTAGACGCAGTTACTGAACTATCTGATAAATTTACTGGAATTGATAAACTCATTAAGTGGTTACGACAATGACAAGAACGCTCAGAATTGAAGAACCAGAAGGTCTAACCCTTAAAGTATATCTCACCCCAGTAGATACAGGAGATGCTGGTGATGTAGGTGGTTACGAATTAATCGAAACAGCAGATAGACAATATGAAATTGTTTTAACGGAAAGCGGACTCTACGGAAGATACAGAGTTCTTGTTGAATTTGTTTCAGATGAACTAACCTCTAGTATTGATAGTGGTTATGTTTCTCTTGATTCTGCTGATGGTATTTATATCATGCAGAATAAACTACCTGAATTAGCAACAGCAACTACTGTATCTGATACAGAAGCCTTTTCTGCGTATGGACCTAAAAGAGTAAAAACTAAAGAAATGGAAATAGAACAATTTTCACCTTTAGAAATACAAAAAGCAAATGAAAGAGCATCGGCTACCTTGCCTACTTTCTGTAGTGGTCCTGCTTGCATAGGAAGATATAAGAATGAAAAGTGCCATTAAAAGTATAGTAGGTAAAATATCAAACTACTTATACGCCAGACAATGGGGACAGGAGTTTAGCTACGACCTCCTACCCCCAGAGAAAATCAGGGCGATAGCAACGATCAATCCGTTGATTAGAACTGAATTAGTAAAGTTTTCTCGAAGTGAATATGATAGAAACCCTTACTATCAATCAGTTATCAATAAGCTCGCATCACACACAATAGGTCCATATCCTTCTATTATTGGATTATCTCCTGAAATAGAATGGAACGATACCTTAGAAGATAATTATCTTGATTGGATGCGAGATAATAAAATTGGTTGGGTTTATCGCCAAATAAGAAAAGAAGCAGCTTTAACAGGAATAGGCATTGCTATTCCCTTCAAAAATAAAAACACCTTAAACCCTGTATCTTTATCATACAAGGTTTACGGCTCTGACTGCTTAAAAACACCCTATGACGCTGTCCCTTCCGATAGGATATACAGTGGCATTGAATACGATGAGAACTGGGAACCTTACAAGTTTCACGTAATAGATAAAGACTACAACGAAACATACACCCCTTCCTCCAGGAAAGATACGAAGGAGTATACTGTAGATGAATTAATCTATTGGAGTCGTGGATACGAAAACGGTATGATAACAGCACTACCTGAGTGTTATGCCGCTTTCAGTTTTTATCCATTCATTCGTAGATTTTTACAAGCAGTAATTGAAGGCGAAGAGTTCAGAGCTAGTTTTCCAATGGCAATTGAGCTAGACGCTTCAGTCTACTCACCTAATGCAACACAAAGAGAAAACCCACCTTATGGTGAGTTTGAGTATGAACCAAGAACTGTTAAAACATTACCAGTAGGTGCCTCTCTTAGAGGATTACCTTCTGGTACAAGTAGTTCAGATAAAGATAAGTTAATCAAAACCTTTGCGGGTGTTTGTGCAACTACAGTAGAAATGCCTTTTAATATAGCTGTTAGTGATAGCAGTAACAGTAATATGGCTTCTGCTCAAGTAGACGTACAACCTTGGGCTAATAAGATCGAGATTGACAGATTTGATATGGAACCAGAAGTGTTCCGTAAATCAATGAAACGATGGTATTCAATAGCTATTCTTAAAGAAAACCTTTTTGCAAATAGATATAGAATACAGCAAAGATACCCTTTTGGTTTTCCACATACAAATGTATTTGCGGATATTCATAGTCACCCTGATCCTGCTAAACGTGCTAATGCTAGGGCAATTGATCTTGCGAGTGGAGCAACAACACTCAACCATATCTACTCCCAAAACGGAAAGAATGCTAGACGGGAACTAAAACGTGATGCTGATCTGTTTAACGTAAAAGAAGATCAGTTCCTTGAAACTATCCTAGTATCAAGATCAAATCAAGTAATTAACATTTTAGAAGGAAGTGATGAAAATGACACTGTTCAAAGTACAAACTCAAGCAAAGATTAACTTATCGGAAAATAAAGATGATGGATTACCTAGAGTAAACATTCTTGGTTATTCTGGTGCAAGTGTTGATCTTAATGATTACGGTATCGAACACCCTGTAGTTTATAAACTATCTGGTATCGAATTAAGTAAAGAAAGCATTCCATACTTACTCAATCATAGTCCTTTCCATGTCCTAGGACACACGGAAAAGATAATGAGTAATAACAAGCTACACGCACTAGCCGTACACTCCTACCCTTCCCAGGAAAGTAAAGACGTTGCTGGAGCTATAGCTAATGGAGTGCCTTACGAAGCAAGTATGGGATTGGAAATCAATGTTGATTCCGTCACAACCCATATGGAAGGGGCAATAGAGGTAAACGGCAGAACCTTTAATGCACCAATTCACGTAGTTCATGAAGCTACGTTAGTTGAACTTTCTGCCACTCTTTTTGGTCGTGACGGAGATACATCAGTCACTAAACTCTCTAAGGATACTTTGATGCGTATTAAAAACAACAAACCTGGTGAAAGTCCGGTTCCTCCTGTTACTCCAGAACCTCCTGTAGTAATTGAAAATGCTGCTGCTGTTGTTGTTCCTGCTGCTGTTCCTGTTTCGCCTATCGCTGTGAATAATCACAAAGATACGCCTACGGAAGATCAGAAATTTGAACGGTACATGAAACTAAAGAAGAGCTTTGGTGAACATGAAGAACTCGTTATCGAAGCAGTTCAAAATAGCTGGGACGATGATCGAATCAAACGAGAAATCGAAATCAAGAAGATCGAGAACGGTTGGGGAGCAGTACCAGGCACCCACATCCCAGGGACGAAAGTTGAACACGAATTCCTAGCACACTTTGCTTTGAGTTGCGGTATTCGTCCTGAGTTCCTAGAAACCAAACTAGGTAAAGAAGTTACCGGAAATGCTTCAGAGAAGGCACGTCTAGGCTTGAAAGAAAGCCTGATGATGTGTGCTAATGCTAACGGTGGACGTTTCAGTGGACACAGTGATGAAGATGCACTTGTCAAACACATGAAGCGTATGCACGTAAGTAACGCATACAGTAGCGTAGATTATTCCAATCTGATGCACCAAGTTACTAAGTGGACTTTTGAAGACGCTTGGTTGCTTGACCCTCCTTTTGCTCCAAGCATTTGTATGCCTGTTAGCAATAAGGATTTCCGTCCTACGGGCCATATCAAACCAAAGGGTGGTTCGATGTGGAACGGTCTTAATAAGGAGCAAAAGATCGAGCACGCTTCGTTTGGTAAGGAAGACAAGTATATTACCTCACTAGCAACCATTGCTCAAATGATGATTCTCAAGCGAGAAGACATCATTAATGATGACATTGGTTGGATTGAGCAAAGTCTCCTTCTAATGAAGGAAGGTGCATGGATGTACCCGGATTACCAATTGGTCAATCTGATGTACAACGTAGAAGCTGCTAATGTTCTAGATCCAGGTGAAGGTGTCTATACCCTGCCTTTCAGTGCAGCCAACCTAGAAACCTTGCACAACTTCGTTAAGCGTCGAACTGTTACGAAAGGCGATAAGGCTGTTAATGCACGTCGTCAAACTAAGTTCAAGCTGATCTATTCCAGTGACTTGGAAAAGCAAGTATGGGAAGTTCTTAATCAAAGCAACTTTGTTCAAGGACCTTCAGGTATTTATGTGGGTGAACGTAATTACTGGTTGGATAAGTTTGAACCAGTTATGTTTGATCAATTTGATAACGTCACCTATAACTCAGGTGCTGTTTCTGGAGCTTGGGGTTTGCTTCCTTCTGCTCCTATGTTCTCTCCTTTTGCTATCACTTACCTTCGTGGTAAGAAAATGCCAACCATTGAAGTTGTTGATCTTCCTGCTGATGAACTCGGCTGGGGTATCCGTGGTTACTTCGATGTAAACATTGATTATCGTACAGTAGAAAACGATAAACTACAAGCAACCGCTTTTAGTTTCCCAGCCTAACGCAATCTAAAATCAGGAACAATTACTATGAGTATTACAAATCCATCCCGTGATAAACACGGACAGTACCCAGAAAGCCCAGTCATCGGTGAATACCGAACTGACAATGAAAGAACACCGCGATTCAATCCAGAAGCTAGCGGTGTTATGTTTCTTGCAGGTGAACCTATCCTGTTGACTCTAGCAGGTGCTCGATACGCCTTCATGCACCAAGGAACCATCCGTCCAGGAGAAACAGGTTATGCTTTGCGTAAGTTCTCCGCAGACTTTCCTTGTATCCTAAGTGCTGACGTCCTTGAAGGTACAGCAATTTACTGGGATATCGATGCAATCGCCGCAGGTTTTCCTGTAGGTGCTGCTAAACTCTTCGGAGACCTAACCAACGGTTACCTCCTGGGCTACGCCACGCATCACTACATGAAGAACCCTCTACCAGAGATTAGCGGTGATAAGGTAATTTGTGGAACAACGGCATCAACGACAATCTATTTGACGTCGATTCCTATCGCTTCCACGATTAAAGGTACTGTACCGGTAGCATGAACATTCAATCCTGGGGGCTTGCTTGGTTTCAAACTCAACGTGAACAATATGTTTCCGAAAATGTTACTATTGTCCACATCGGGGGAACACTCTCTGTCATAGCTTCTGTGATTGAACCAGACACGGAGCTTAGTCGCGATGGTGTACGAATACGGTCAGATAAAACTCTCTTTATTATTAAGACGAGCCTTCTGGCTGATATTAGAATACAACTTGGCACTAAGCTCCTTCGTGGCGGGGATACTTACGAAGTAGTAAGAGACAAAGGAAAGCCTCACTACTTTAATGATCCAAATAAACTCGACACAGTTATTCCAGCAAGACTATTATGCTCCTAACAGAAGTAGCAGAAGCAGTAACCACATCACTTAACCTTTCCCCAGGAAGTTGGAGCGGTGATGCTACATTACGTGCTAAAGAATCATTAGATTGGGTTAGTTGTCTAAGAAAGACAGAGTTACAAGTATTAGTCGTTCCTGATACTTGTGCCTATAACCTAGAAACTATTAGTTCTAGACGTCGTGTTATTACAACAGAGTGCGTAAAGACTCTTGTAATTATGGTTGCGAAAGGTTTTGTTGGATTATCAACAGAAAACGATGTAGCTCCTTGGACAGAAGTTAAAGAGTTACTCAATATCAGAGAACGCATTTCTCAATACTTATTAGCTACTCCTTTAGAACCATTAAAAATAGTAGGTATTGAAGAAGTTGCAGTTGATGAACTAGAAATAGATCATAGAAACTTCATGGCAATGACCCAAATTAGTTATCAGGTGATACAATGCGGTTCGGGACCAGGGTTACTATCTTTATAGATAGGTTCAAAAGAAGTGTAAGAAGAGGAACAAGAACAGGGCTGAACAGGACAGCAGCCTTAATCAGGAAAGAAGCAAGAGAAAGTTTACGGATACGTAAGAAAGCTTCTGCTCCTGGTACACCTCCTTCTGCACACACTAGGGCTGGTTTAAGAGAAATAAATTACTTTGTTGAAAATGATTTAAGAGCCTATATTGGTCCTAGAAAATTCAAACGAAGTTCATTTACAAATAGACCTGTCCCAAACATACATGAAAAAGGTGGAACAGTTTTAGATCAAGTTAGACGTAAGTCTGTGATCAAACAGTTTCCAGAAAGATCATTTATGTGGCACGCTGTTAAGAAGTTAAAAGCTAAGGGCAAGCTTAATTCACAATTCAGATATACCGTAAGGGGTTAATATGTCAACTGCAACGCCGCTAATGTGCGATCTACGTGGTATGGAAGCTGGTCTGTACTACAACACCGGAGACGATACTACCGAAGTTTGGGTAGAACACGTAGGTGTCATTGGTGATCTAACTGTTACTGAAACAGAAGATGAAAATGAACTTACCACCCGTAACCGTAACCGCAAGGTTAAGGAATACACGGAAGGTGAAGTCGAAGTTATGATTGGAGGTACTCAAGTTGTTGATAGCGCATATCAAGGATGGCAGGTACTGTACTCAATGCGTAAAGGTGGAGAACCTTACGATATGATGTTTCTTACCCAAGCTATCAGCGAAGTAGGTGCTGTTGGTTGGCGTGGTAAGATGCGTAACTTCGATCGCACGTTTAACGCTCCCGCTACTGGTACACAAACGCAGAACTTCTCGTTGAAGCCTGCTGCTTGTACTGATGTGTCTGTCCGCGAAGTCAAGATTGCATTAGCCGATACCGTTGCTGACTTCGATCCCACCATTGTAGAGCCTGTACTCCCATGATGAATAAATTAGCTTTTTATCTCCGTAGAACAGCAGCTAAAGATGTAAATGTAAAATTTGATCAAGTTGTTGAACTAATTGGAGAGAATAAAGCAAAAGAACTTGCAAACTTTGTAGTAAAAAAACAAGAGATACGAACAGGCCACGCAGGTCCTCGTAGTGCTGTTCCAGCCGCCAAGCGGATTAGTAATGAAGGTCTCTCAGGTTTTAACAAAGTTAAGCTACTAGAAGCAATTCTAGAAGCTAAAGGTGAAAACTTTCAACTATTAGATGCTAGAGGGTTTGCCCCTGAACCACTCCCTAACGAAGCACCTAATCCAAACATTCTTCCCAATGACAAACAAAGGAAAGATTTAACGGACAAGTTGATAGCAAGAGGACACGAAGTAGTATAACCCCACTCCCAGGGAAGCAGGTCATTTTGGCCTGCTTCCCTCTTTTTAGAACAACCCATGATTAAAAAGACATTTAAGTACGGTAGCCGTACAGTTCCCATGTTTATGGGATACCGCCTAGCTAACACCACAATGGAGGATCTTGGCGTAGACGTACTAGGAGCTATGGATGGAACCAGTACAACAGTTCAAACTATTATGCTCAATGACAAAGTAATGCTACGTGTATGCTACTACTATGTCAATGAAGATTCTGCAATAGATTGGTTAGACTTCCTAGACGAACTAGATGTAACAGTAGGCGGTCTCCAACAATTCAAGGATGGGTTCTGGGACATGGTGCTGGGGTTTTTACCCCCACAAGCGACACCCGCCTTGAAAGCAATGCGTCGTCACGTGGAGAAGCAACTAAAGGACCCGGACATAAAGACGTTGTCGGATTCGTCCTTAGAATCATCGGTAGACTCGGAATAGACCCTTCTGATTATACAATAGGTGATCTACTTTCTATCAATGAAAGTTATGAAATAGAAAAAGCTATTGATAGAGCATGTGCGGCACAATCGCCTGAGATGCTTCCTGAGATGGCTCCTAGTATAGAAGAAAAGGCTGCTATAAAGAAGTCTATTGAGACTCGAATCAACGCTAAGTTTGCAGGACAATAATGGCTACAAGATCAGATATTCTAGCAGGACGTGCAGTTGTTGTCGTCGATATTCAAGACGCAACAGATAAGGGCCTTCGTGTCTTACGTTCTAAGCTAAGAGTATTCTCCAATTCCATTAGTGAAATTGGAGGGGATTTATTTCGTGGTGGGTTAGCTGGAACAGCAGCTTCTATATTTCCCATCAAGGAATTTATTAACTTTCAAGATCAACTATTATTCCTGCAAACTAAATTACAAGTAACTGATCAGGCAATGAAGCCTCTTGAGTCACGCATACGCCAACTTGGTATGTCGACGTCCTTTAGTTCACAAGAAGTAGCTAAAGCAGCAACAGCATACGCACAGGCAGGCTTCTCACTCCAGGAAACAAGTGCGGCATTACAAGCTGCGTTAGACTTAGCTCGTGGTGGTCAAGTTGATCTGGCAACAGCTACTACCATTCTATCTAACTCCCTTCGTACTTTCAGTGCTGACGCTAGTGAAGCCGATGCTTACGCTAGTAAGTTTATTGCAGCAGCACGTCTAGGTACACTTGACCTAGTTGACTTAGGTCAATCTCTAACCTATGCTTCCGGTACCTTCGCCACCTTAGGTGTAGGTATAGATGAGGTTTTAGGTCTTATCACTAACTTATCAACAGCAGGTCTTAAAGCCTCCCTAGCTGGTACTTCTCTTCAAACAGCTTTCAGTAATTTATCTGGTAGTGCTGAAAAACTAAAGGAAACTTTAGACGTTACCTTAATAGAAGAAGATTTCACAACCCCTGTTAACGGTATACGTAAATTAGAAGAAGCTCTACTAAAATTACCTCTTTTAGATCGTATCAAAGCTGTTCAAAGTCTTGTCAACCTTCGAGGCGGTAGAGCTGTCTTTGGTCAAATACTTTCAGGTACCGATCGTCTTGCTGACATTACTAAACAAATAGCAGAA